ATCTACGATATTGTTTCCACTATACTGTGTGGGCAATAATGTGATATCGTAAATATTGTCGTTTCTATAATATGGTTTTGTAGGATCTACATTACCTGTTATTGTACCATCAATAGCTACAGTTTTTCCCTGACGTTTAGCCTGAGCAATATCCAGTTTGGCTTTTTGCCTCGCTTTTTTAGTGGTTAATGTTGAGATTCCGTTAGCTGACATTTTAATATCCTATGTATTATTTATCATAGGGAGTCTCTCCCGTGAGAGTGGGCTTACTAAACCATAGTCTAAACCACTCGTCAGTACCCGGACGAATGTTTCTTTCACGCTGAATCTGACCTAAATTACTACCACTTTGGCTAATTGTTTCACCATAGCTAGGTTGATTATTAACACCCGCTAACTTTTTCAAGTCATCTAGGTTGTCAATATTTTGAGAGGGTGCGGAAACGGACTTGAGTTTATCAAATCCGTTCATTAATTTACTTTGTTGAAAGGGATCGAACATCAACTATTTATTTGATATCGAGAGGCCTTTGTTTTGATAATAAGATACAGAAGTATTTTTCTTTGACAACTTTTGCTTCACCGTCTTCGGTGTAATTCAAGTCAAAATCAATAGTATTGAATCTTTCTGGAACAAATCCAGTACGATCAAACAATGCTGCCCATTGTAATGCTGTCAAAATGCTGTAATTATCAAGTTGACGCTCATGTAATCTTTCACCTTCAGGGGCTGGGACTTCAACATACAATTTACCAAACTGCTTCAATACACGATTATATTCGGCTAGTGTAAAGATTGGGTAAGGGCTTTTGCTTAGTACATGACGGGCAACGATAAAGTCAACGCTTTCTTCATAGAAACCTTCAGCTTGTGGCAAGAAAGTTGGATCATAAACTTTTACGTTTAATCCCTTATCTTCACAGATTTTTTTATCCACATCGCTAAGTGTTGTTCCCAAAACATTAGTGTAGCCACGGTCTTTGAATTCTTGCAATACATATCCACCACCACAATTAGTGTTGACAATAAAACTGTTTTTACTAAGATGTTGTGGGTCTATGTATTCTTGCATGATTTGCTTGGTTAGCGAACTATGAAATTCACTCTCACCTTCATCACCATAGTGATTGGTGTATAGCCATTCATTGAAGAATTTTAGTTTAATTAAATCGAGGGTGTTGTTAATATCAATCATAACTCTACTTATTCATAGAGTTAGTAATATTATTTTTTCTTTTTAGCTTTTTTGTCAGTAGTTTTCTTTGACTTACCAAAGCCTTTGAATCCTGTCACAGGACTTACACGATGAACGTCTTCTGGTTCTTTGCTTGCAGACCATGGAGTAACCTCATAATGCTCAGTAGGAATAGTGTTATATGCTGATTGAAGCATATTATGTTCTTCTTTGGTGTATGGGTGAGCACTGTTAAACTTTTCAGTATATGCCGCAGGATCCATATCAACTTTCTTAGTTGACTTACCATCAGCCATTGCAGTTGCCATCCAAATACGGTTCATATGGTATACACGATCATATCCACCAACGTCACGAGCAATGGATGAACCCTTGCTAACATTGTTATGGTCTTTGTGTATTTTACCTCTAGGTGGACCGCCCTCAACAATAAATTCGCTTGCTCTCATATTATGCCCGTGTTATTTCGTATGTTCCAACGTGTGTTATACTAGTATTTAATATTGGGTTGACCATGATTCTAACATTTCCATAACCAATATCCACATTATATCTTGTTAATGCATAGCCAATAAACACTGTACCATAAGCACTATAATGAACACTAGATCCATCGTTCTTAGTCATTACGCTTAATGTGACTGTTTGGCTACTAGTTGACCCGTCACGTGATGTAATCTGAAAAACACCTGCATTGAATTGACTTGCTGGCATTTGAAAAATCACTTGATTGGTAGTGTTGTCAGGTGTAGTTACACTGAACTTACCAATATTAATAGCTTCAAATGTAACTGAGCCACTTACAGTCAAATTACCATCTAAATTAGCATTGTTAAAATGCAAGTCAGCTAATTTACTAGTCAGTACTGTAACGGGGAAACTGATTGTATTTCCAGTTTCACTGATACTGATATTTCCTAGTGCAAATGTATTTGCTAAATGTAAATTACCAATACGATTTTCAGCAGTTCCTAAGTCAATACCTGCGTCAGATAACGGAACAACAGTTGCACCTAAATCTAATTGATTATGTGTACTATCATAAACCGCATTCGCAGTACCTGCAAAATAACCATTAGCATCAATATATTGTAATGAACCAGTTGGTCCGTTTGGAACTAAATTGCCCAAATGGGTAAAGTTATCATTAATCTTTCTAAACGCAACCTGTAATGGATCGCCTGTTCCATCGTTTGCTAATGTACCAACATTAATGGGGGTGATTGTGCTCATGTCTATTTTCCACTTATAGAGTATTTATCTTTTTAAGTCAACATGTTAGGTGATAAATAACTGACTATTAAGGAGCTTTCATGCGTAAATTTATTATTGGATTCTCATTGCTACTACTTTCAATCAGTAGCTTTGCATGGAATCAAAGACCACCATTCTCCGTAGATCAGTGTAAAGCACACGCGCCCTACGGTTTTCCACAAGCACAAGGTGTACAGCCATTGTGTCAGCAAGCATATCTAGTTGGATATGACGCCGCTGCAAAACTACCAAAGTTTGTAACATATGAACTACTTCCTCAAAATGCTCTTGGCTGCGTTGCTCGCACTAATGCTTTTGCTACCAATCAGTTTGTTCCTAATGGAGCCGTACCTGGCGACTACGCCGGTACAGGATATGACAAAGGACACATGGCTCCCGATGGCGACCTATCATGGGATGTTCAAGTAGAGTACGAAAGTTTCTTGATGACTAACATGAGTCCACAAGCAGGTTCACTGAATCGCGGTATCTGGAAACTACTAGAAACTAGTGTTCGTGGTTGGGCAGTTCAGCGCAATCAATCATACACTGTTTATGTAGGTGGAGTATATAATGCACAAGACAAGAAAATCGGCAACGGCGTCGTTGTTCCGCATGGTTTTTACAAAATTGTTATCAATAATCAGACCAAAGAAATAGCAGGATGGGCATTCCCTCACGTTGCTCCTTATCCTAACTTAGGTAATGACTTGACCAAGTTCCGTTTGCCAATCAGTCAGATTGAACAAGCAGGTGGTGTACAATTTGCTTTCCCTCCAGGAGCAGTTGAACTAGCACCAGGTAAAGAATGGCCAGTAGACTTTGGCGCATTGACAAATGCAAAACGTCAAAAATGCGGTGCAAACGCAAGTGCTGATTAATCAACACTGACACCCACAAAAAAAAGCCCCTTAATCGGGGCTTTTTTATTTTGTAGCGTTTTCAAATATCTTTTTCTGTATCTGATACCATTCAATCCATTGATCGGATTTTACAGCACATTGATAATAAGTAGAATAATTAACATTCACTGTATCGGCAACATCGCTTAGTTGCGCTTTATCTTGCAACTTCTGTAAGTCAGGGCAACGTTCTAGTGATTTACTGCTAGGACTATCAGGGAACTTGGCAGTTACCCCAACTGTTGTGCTACAACCTGTTAACCAAATAACTATTAAACATATTAATATAGCAACAACTATACCTTTAACTGTATCTACCCAAGTATATTTTTCATCTGTATCGTCATCAATCATACTGCACCTGCAATGTTAATTAATCCATTGATACACATGTTAATTGTATTCAAATGGTTTTGCTCAACTTGAGCACTGTTGATATTTAATGTACGCTGGATATCTAATAATAATTCTTTGTACTCAGGGACAGATAGTTTACCCGCCTTTACCAATTCAGTATATTGGTGGATTGTGTCAATCTCACTATTAACTGCTGGGTTTTCGCTTTCTACACTATTGAGTGTAAATTGAATTTCTGATAAGTCGCTCATTTAGGTTTGCCTCCTTCAATCATCTGTAGTTTGGCTGCGTTGTCTTCTAAGTTCTTAAACTTGATTCTGCAAAATACTTCACTGACTTTACCTGAATCATACATCTTACTAAATCCCTGGGCCATTTGATTTAGTTGAGTACTAGCATCTTGCATTGGTTTATTGTGTGGAAGATTCTCAGCATAGAACTGTAATGCAGTTGTTGCATCTGCAATTTCCTTGCTGTTGATTTTGCTTAGTGTTTGGTCATTGCAAGAATTTTGACTTAGATTAGCTTTGACCCTAATGTCAGTTGCTAATTTATATTCATTGCCATCATATTTCATTAAGAATGCTTCAACTGTTGAACATCCAGTAAGTATTATTAGTAGAAACGCTAATATACCAAGTATTACTCCATATCTCATTTTGGTGCCTCCGCTGCATCATTGTGTGCTTTGACGAATTCAGGAGGAATTACACAGGATTTATTGTATTTTGCAACTTCTCGTTGAATATATTCTTTATTGACTCCTTGACGTACAATAATGACTTTTTCTTTTTGTTTTGCTTTTTTGTCTAACTTGTCGTTAGCAAGTTTGCTTTCTTGTTCTGCTTTGTCTACTTTAGCCTGAATTTCTTCTGCTTTATGTCTCCAGAGTAGTTCAGTCTCATATCCGCCCTTAAAGAAGGCGCCACCTGCTAATAATACAAGTGCTAGTATATGAACCAATATCATGTATGCTTCAACAGCGGGAAACCATCGCTTGAACAAGCCAGATAGTATTGTTGAAATTAAAAACAATACGGCTCCAAGACCTAGGACGCCGTCAATGAATAATTGAAGATAACTGTCGGGTATAAAGTGTAGGAAGAACATACACTTATTTAGCGAAAAAACTAGACCCTTTCAGCCAATCATAGTAAATTTGGAAACCTTCAGCAACGTCAATTTTGGGGTCAAAATTAAAGTCTCTACGTGCAGCATCAATATTCAATGCCCCGCGACTTGGGAAGTCTAAATCCCTGTTTCCTACAATAATCTCACCTTGACCCACGATTTTTACAGCTAATTTGGCTGCATCAAGTAGTGTGTGACTATGACTTTTTGTGATATTGTATGTTTTATTGTCTGTATTATCGCTCAATGCGGCTGCAACGATACCGTCTGCTGCATCTTCTACAAACGTGAAGTCAAGTGTTTCACTGGCACCGTTAACATTAAGCGGTTGTCCTCGCATTGCACGGAGGATGAATTTTGAAATGACACGGTCTTCCACGTCAAGTGGACCATATACAGCAGAGGGGCGTATAATAGTATGAACAAGATTAGTACGACGGCTATAGTCTTTAACAAGCCATTCGCCTGCGAGTTTGAGGATTCCATATTGTCCTTGTGGTTTACATTCATAATCTTCTTTTACATCATCGGTGAAGTCACCATACACCATTGAACTACTGATATAGATGAACTTGCGTACTTCATATTTGTCACAGGCTTCCAACAAGTTGAGTAACCCTTCGCTCATTGTACGACTACCAAGTGCAGGGTTTGCATTAACTACCTTCTGTCTCGGGAAGCTAGCCATGTGAATCACAATCTCTGGCTGTTCAATATTAAAGATGCGATCCATTTCTTCCGCATTAGCAATATCTCTTGAGTAGAATTGTAGATTCTTGGTATCAATCTTCTTTAGTCGTTCGCCCATGAGATAATTAATTTCATCTTGTGGGATGATGCCGTAGTTTGTTTGCGTATCAATTACTGATACGATATGACCTTGATCTTGTAGTCGCTTGACTACGTTATGACCAATGAGTCCCAGTCCTCCAGTAACCAGTATACTGCTCATATTTTCTTCCATCCTTTAATTGATTTTGATTTACCTGTAATAACTTTTGATAATTGCGCTCTGTTTAGATTATATCTATTAACTAATTCTTTACGGGTTGCGTTTATTCGTTCACCAGTTTTTATATTTTCAAAAATGTATATTGTTTGATCCGTCATCTTTTCAATTCTAGAATTTCTAATATTTTCATCAGTCCAATTTTTTATTGCAGCGGTTCTTTTCTTTTCCTTAACTTCTTCTCTATTTTGTACCTCAGTTTGAAGTATGCTATGTTTTTCTCGCAACACGGGATCACTCCATGTTTTCTTGCTTGATTTTTTTAATTTTTCTTTAATTAGCGGGTCGGCGAGTGTGCGTTTGCTTGTTTGACTAATTTTGTCTCTTACCTCAGGTTTATTTAAAGATTCTGATATCGCTTGTATTCGTCTTTCTCTTGATTCATTATCAGTCCAAGCTGCTTTTGTCTTGGCACCGATTTTTTTCCTATCATCTTCTGAGAAAATATATCCGCCACCGCCGTCACCTTCTTCAATTCTTAAATTTGCCCATATCTTGTTTCCTGTGGCATCTTTAGCATTAACAATATCCCATAGATTGCTGTAATATCTTCCCATACTTTTTATTTCTTCCTTATCGGAAGTCTGTAAAAGTATCTCAGTTTTGTGTTCATTTCCATGCATTTTTAGGTGCCTCAGCCAGTATTTTCCAGAGCCGTTGTACTTTGTAACATCATTTTTTGTGTATCCAAGATACTTTAATCCTGTTACAGCATGTTCTTTTAAATATAAGGTGTAAGTAATCATAACAATTTCCTTGTTACTTTATTTATCTTCCTAATCCACCTGTTACTAGTATGTTCATTTAAATTTTAACTCAAAAAATGTTGCTTGCTCAGGAGTAAGATATGCTTTGATTGTATAAAGATACCCGTATGCTGTATGGTCAAAACTTCTAAACCACATTGGTTCAGGGTTACTGTTCTTCATCACATACTTACCCTCTTCTGTTTGCTGCCACTCGTATATGGGCTGTGAAACAAACAAGTCTGGATCTTCACAGTCACTCATTCTGATTTGTTTCACGACATATTCCATTATACAGCCATTTTTGCTTTTAATTGTCCGTGACTTTGATAGCCTTCGAGTGCAATGTCTTGCATTGTCATTTCAAATATGTTGGTCTTTTCAGAGTTCAACACCAATTTAGGTGGATGAAATTGTGTTCTAGACAATTGCTCCTTGACTTGTTCAACGTGGTCTTTGTAGATATGAGTATCACCGGTGGAGATAATCAACTCACCTACTTGTAACCCGCAGTGATGTGCAATAAGATGTGTCAACAATGCATAACTTGCAATGTTAAAGGGTAAGCCCAAGAACACATCAACACTGCGTTGATACATGTGGCAGCTTAGTTCTTTGTTCTTGTTAACATAGAACTGACAAAGAATGTGACAAGGTGGAAGAGCCATTTGGTCAAACTCACCTGGGTTCCATGCACTGATGATATGTCTACGACCATTAGGATCTTCAATTAGACCTTGTAATAGATTTTTGAGTTGATCCGTCTCTTTGACATGGAAGTGACCTTCTCTGTTGTATTGACTACCGAAGTCGTCCTTAAACGTTTCCTGTGAATGATAGACTGGCGTTTGCCAGCGACGCCATTGTACTCCATATACACGACCGAGGTCGCCCTCAAACTTCGCTTTATGCTTCCAATATGGTGCAAGCGCATTTGGCGTCCAGATTGTTGTGGTTCCATCACGACTACCGTGGGTGAGTTCTGCCAATCTACGCTCA